GACTGTCTGAACTAGCTGGTAAAGACTTAGAGACCTTAGTGAACTTACTTAATGTCGAGGTAAACAAACGTACCTCCAGTAAGACAGAGTTTGAAGCTAAGAAGTGTAAGAAGTCTAAGATTGACGATAAGCAACGTGGTCTAATCAGACGCTTCCTTAATGTTAATCGCTGGATTACAGAAGACTTCTACGACATTCGAGACAAGGTTCTCGCTGACTAATAACAACACCAGTTCGCTGGCACTCAGGAGACGACTTACATGGCATGGTCTTACGATCCTACAGACTTGGACACTACCACGGCTTCTGGTCGTCTCAACACAGTACGACTGCTAGTCGGGGATACTGACACGGTTGACCAGCAAGCGCAGAACGAAGAGATTACATTTGCTTTATCTGAGAATGGTAACAACGTGTACTACTCAGGAGCTTGGGTTGCACGTTTAATCTCAGCTAAATACTCCCGACAAGTAACGACACAACTGAGTGGAGCCTTAAGTGCTGATTACTCAGACTTAGCCAGACAGTATAAAGCACTAGCAGATGACCTAGAGTATCAAGGTAAGACCGCAGGTGCTTCGGTGGGTGTCCTAGCTGGGGGTATCACTAAGAGTGGCATTGAGGCTGTACGAGCTAACACTAACCGTATCGAAGGCTCATTCCGTAGAGATCGTTTTAAGAACCCACCAAGCTATCAAACACCTGAATACGAATAAGGAGTAAGATATGTCATTCCGCTCCTTTGACCTACTTAACCTAGTTAGAGACTTTGGGGAGACCCTAACTCTACGCAAGGTTACTACTGCTGGTACATACAATCCAGCTACAGGGACAGTAGACAGTTCTGTCACTACAGACTACTCCGTTACGGCATACCTCTATAACTATAACGTAGGTGTTGCGGGTGGTAATGATGAGGTTGTTCGTGGTACTCGCAAGTGTGTCATCTCAGCTTTGGGACTAACTGTTGTCCCTGACTTTGACGATCTGATTATCGGTAGTGGCGACACAGTTAAGATTACCTCTGTCATGTCGTTATTTTCCGCTGGTACTGCTATAGGTTACATCTGTGACGTAGGAGAGTAATTTATGTCAAAGCAAAGCACCATTAAGATAAATAAGAGCTTTGACGACAAGTTTCTTTTGCTTGGTCAAACTGCGGAAGAGTTAGTAAAGGATCAACTGTTTTCAATAGCAGATACAGCAATATCCTTATCCCCAGTTGATACGGGCGCTTATGTAGAATCCTTTTCCATGCTACCTGTAAATAAAGGTGGGGGTCGCTCAAAACGATCTGAAGTTCGTACCCCAAGTGTTTATAAAGGCACTGCAAGCAGACAACAGTTTACAGAAATAGCCAGAGACAATCTTTACGGAGATATAGAAAAGTACGCTATTGCTGACGACGAGAAGGTTGTTCTCAGGAACCGCTCACCCCATGCTAAAGACGTAGAGGAAAGTGGCCCATCTTGGAGAAAGCCAGGCTATAAAGTTTTTGCACAGATAAGGAATATCTATGGCTAGTATTCAGAATGATATTCGGGCTGCACTTGAGAGCCACTTAGCTGGAACATCCGGTCTCCCCGACATAGCCTATGAGAACGTAGCATTTGAGCCTACAACAGGCACTAGCTTCCTCAAGGTACAATACCTCCCCACGGTCACTAGACCTGCTGTAAGGGGCTTAAACCCACAACTGAGATACCAAGGTGTATTCTCCGTAACAGTCTTTGCCCCCGAAGGTCAAGGCCCAGCTACCGCAGACGACTACGCTAACAAAGTGATAGACGCCTTCGCAGCAACCACTGACATCTCGTTTACCAATGGTGATGCAGAAACAATCATAGTGTCTATTGACTACGCTGAACGTCAGCAGGGAATGATAGATAGTCCTTGGTACTTTGTTCCGATTAACATCGGCTGGTACATATACAAATAACTTCCAATAGGAGAAACCAACATGGCCTTTGCACAGGGTTCACGCTCCAGTCTGTCGTTTATTACCGAATCTACGTTTGGTACGACACCCGCTGGCAACTTCACTAACCTCCCATTCAGCACCCACTCTTTAAACCTTACTAAAGATCGTGTTGCTGGTACTGACATTCAAGCTGACCGTATGGCTCGTGTTGATCGTCATGGCAACCGTCAAGTAGGTGGCGACATTGTTGTTGACCTCCGTGATGGTGACTTCGACGTATTCCTTGAGTCAGCTATGCTTAACACTTGGGCAACTAACGTACTTAAAGTTGGTACAACACCCAAGTTCATGTCTATCGAAGACTACGCTGCTGACATTGACCAAGCCCGTGTATTCACAGGCATGTCAGTTTCCACTATGGGTATCTCTCTTGCTCCTAACCAGATGGTAACTACTACCTTCGGTATGGTAGGCAAAGACATGACCATGAGTGCCACTGAGAAGACACAGGATGCTGCCTCTGGTGCTGCTCCCTTCGATGCTTACTCAGGTGACATTTCCATCGGTAACGTAGGCGGTGCTACTCCTGTAGCTATCGTGACAGCCCTTGACTTTACCTTGAACAACTCCTACGCACCTACCTTCGTCATTGGCGATGATAGCGCACCTTCCCTTGAGTATGGTCGTGCAGAAGTTGAAGGCACACTGACAGCTTACTTTGAAGATGCTGCGTTAATCAACCGTTTCCTCAATGAGACTGAAACTGAGATTGAAGTATCCGTAGATGATCCTACAGGTGCTAACTCTTACACTTTCACATTCCCACGAGTGAAAATCAACTCTGCTGATGTTGGTGTCGATGGCCCAACTAGCCGTATGATCTCTATGTCCTTCGTAGCCCTCTATGATGCTACAGAAGGTACTAACCTTAAGATCACACGCCCAGCATAACCAAGTAATCGTAGCTTACGCTACTAAGAATACCTAGCTAGGTAGTGGAGGCTCCTGAGTCGGGTCGGGGGTCTCCACGTTAATCAACCCGACATAACTTCCCCCGAAAGGAAACCCCGATGGACTTGAAAGACCTGACACCGAATTTAGACGACATTGTTGTTGAGATTAAACATCCAGCAACAGGTGATGTACTTAAGAATGACGATGGCACGAATATGACAATTACTATTCTTGCGCCCCATTCTAAAGAGTATAAGAAAGCTCAACATGAGCAAATCAGCAAGCGGCTTAAGAAAGCTCAGAAGAGTAAGTCTCAAGATGTTGACTACTCAGATATTGAGGAAGCTACGCTGGAGGTCTTAGCTAAGACGACTAAGGCTTGGAACATTACCTACGGCGGAGAGATGCCTAAGCTCACTGTCGCTAAGGCCAAAGACATTTACGAAGAAGTCTTTTGGATTAGGAACCAGCTTGAGGAGGTTGTGACTGACTCTCTGGATTTTATGAAGGTCTGATCTGTGAGTTAGTTGAGTGGGCTGGACATCAGTTCAACCTGAATAAACCAGATCAGAATGGTACTACAGAACGAGAACATCTTGAACAAGTAGAGAGGCAGACTGGACGTAGAGTAGAAGCATTGGAACCCCCGACACCCTTCCCCATGCTAATATCCCACGTTTGGTCTGCCTTTATTGCTTTAAGCTCTAGCAGAGGGTCAGGCTTTAATGGCCCAGCGCCTATTACATATGAGCAGATTAAGGCGTGGAAAGAACTTACGGAAACATCTGTTGAGCCTTGGGAGATTGAGGCCATCAAGAGAATAGACCTAGAATACTTAAGGGTGGCAAATGGCTGACGATATTAGACTGGTAATTGGTGTTGAGCAAAGTGGTCTTCTTAAGGCCATTACCAACACTGAATCCCTTGAGAAGAAGGTCAAGAAGTTATCTGATGCGTATGCTCGGGATGCTGTCAGCTATGGTCGTTATAATAAAGCCATAGGTGATCTAGCTACTGCCACAAAGAAGAGCAAGAAAGAACTTCTTGACTATGGCAAGGCACTCAGGGCAGATGAGCAAGCTACCAAACAAGCTACGTTGGCAACTAAGCAGTTTGCTCAAGCTAGAAAAGATGCCATAGCAGAAGATCAAAGACGTACCGCAGAAGCTAAGAAGGGTACGCTAGAGTTAGACCGTATGCGTAAGTCGGTAGATAAGGCATACGCTGCGGATCAAAAGTTTACCAAATACAAGAGACTTCTCCGTGCGGAAGTTGACAAAGGAAACTTGAGCATTAAGGAGGCTGCTAGGCTTCAACTGCAATATCGTAAGTCTGTACAGGCATCTAATGTTGCAGTCATGGCTCAGACTAAAGCCTCTAACCGAATGGGTGTTGTTACCCAGCAAGCAGGTTATCAGGTATCTGACTTTATCGTACAGGTTCAAAGTGGCCAAAGTGCCTTTGTTGCATTTGGTCAACAGGCATCTCAGCTTGTGGGTATTCTCCCACTAATGTCGGGTGCTTTAGGCGTAAGTGCTGGCGCTCTTATAGCCATAAGTGCAGGTCTTGGTATTGTTATACCCCTCTTAACTGCTCTAGGTCTTGCGCTGACGGCAACAAAGAGGTCTGCCGATAAAGCTAAAGATAGCATACTAACTTTAGCTGATGCACAGGGTGAACTCGCAAAGTCCACGTCTTCGTACCAGACAAAAATAAAGATGTTGGAGTTTGGGGTTGACACTGCCGCCGAAGCAAAGGCTTTAGAGGAGCTTGTTTCTCTGAGGAAAAAACTCTCTGCGGAACAGTCTAAGCAGGGTGTTAATGCAATAACTATCTCTGAACTCAGTAAAGATTTGCAAGATGATTTAGTATCCGACTTAGAAGAGCAAATCACAAAAACAGAGGAGTTAGTAGAAGCTAATGCAAAGGTAAGGGCTGAGTACGAAGCTCAGGCGGCCTTACAGAAGTCTGCCTCCCAGCTAGTTGAGCGTAATAAGCAAGCTGAACTCGACCGTATTAAAGCTATTGTAGCCGCATTTAAAGATGCTGAGGAAGTTAGACAAAAAGCTAGAGACGACCAAAAAGCGGCAGATGCTAGCGCCGAGGAATCTATTCGTCTAGGACAGCAGAAACTGTCTTTGATGATGGAAGAGAAGGATGTGGGCAAGGATACAGGTGAGTACGCTAGACTTGCCGCTAGTTATGAGAGAGAAAACCTTTATCTAAAGTTAGAGCAAGAAGGTGTTTCAAAAGACATTATAGATAGGGCAATAGACCTACTTGCAGCCCAACAGCAGGTAACTGCGGAAATGATAGCCTCAGCAGATGCAGCAGAGAGGCTTAAGAACAATCTTGAGATAGCCTCCTCGTTCCGAGTTGGGGGTGATCTAGGTGAGTTTGCTAATGTTGCTGGCGGTCTTGATGCCTTCGGTGGCGCTGGAAGTTTCAAGTATGGTGGAAGTCAAAAGTTTAAGCCGGGGCCAGATAAAAAAGCCCAGAAATCAGACCTGCAAATCCTGAAAGAACAACTCAGACTAGAGAGAGCACTCGTTGGTCAAACAGAAGCTAGACAAAGGGTCATACAAGCCCTTGGTGTTAAGTTTGTAGAGGATAACCCAAAGACTGTCGCTGGTCTTGAAGCTCAGATTACCGCAAACGAAAACCTCCTCCGCATTGAGGAAGAGCGTAAACGGATGAACGATCTGGTTACTGACTCTATGGAAAATGGTCTCATGGCTATGGCAGACGGAACTAAGACTGTTAGTGCTGCCTTCCGTGATATGGCTAGAGAGATCATAGCTGAACTCTACCGTATTCTTGTCGTTCAACAGATGGTCAATGCAGCTAAGAGTTTCTTCGGCTTTCCTTTCGCTGACGGCGGTGCTTTCTCAGGTGGATCACAGATACAAGCCTACGCTAACGGTGGTGTAGTCGGTAGTCCAACCTTATTCCCTATGGCTGGTGGTAAGACTGGTCTTATGGGAGAAGCTGGGCCTGAAGCCATCCTGCCACTTAAGCGTGGTGCTAACGGTAAGCTAGGCGTACAGATGGAAGGTGGCGGTGGTGATAACGTAGTCATCAACCAGTCGTTTAACTTCCAAGCCAATGGTGACGACAGCGTTAAGAAGATCATCGCTCAAGCTGCACCTCAGATCGCACAGAT